CTCGAATGGCGTTGGTAACAGAGCAGCGAGTGAAGAAGCCTATGGTCAAAGGGCGTGGAGTTGTAACGGGACATTTGCGACGTTCTGTTTCTGGTGAGTTAGTTAGCGACCTAAAAGCGCAAGTAGATGCTGGCTCCGCTCGGCAAGGGGCGAACGTGGTTTATGCCAGTTGGGTTGAAGGCGTAAGTTCACGAAATGCCAGTTCGAGGTTCAAGGGGTATCGCATGTTCCAAAATGCTTTCAAGCGATTAGAGGCAGAAGATAAAGACAAGTATTTTGCAGCACCAATAAATAAGGCAATCGGTTGAGTAGAGCAGCAGCAGTCACACAGATAAAGACAATACTGGCGGCGAACTCGTCACCTAAATTTCAAGTTGTCCTAATCGGTGAGCCTCTATCTATTCCAAGCGGCGACAGAGTTGCGGCTGCTTGGTTCTCTGGAGAGTCGGCAAAGACTAAGACGCTTGGCAACGTAATGGTCACGCAAACATGGACGGTTAGATGCTACTGGCGGGTGCAAGCATCGGCTCAGAGTAGGGAAGCCAGCGAGTTGGAGATATGGAACGCTGTTCGTGCGATACAGGCAGGTTTTAGAGGGGACAGTACGCTAGACGGCAACGTTACAGACTTGGATATATCATTAGCATCAGTCGGCTGGTCAGATATTGGCGGTAACGCTTTTAGAATTTGCTCATTTGATTTGGAACTAATTGACTTGGAGGCAGAGAGCATCGCTCCCTAAATAGTTATGGCAAAACAATCAGGACTCGGCAATCAATTCTTCCTCGGAGGTTACGACCTTTCGGGCGACGTTGGCGCGCTGAGTAGCATATCTTCCCCACGGGGCATGGTGGACGTAACAGGTATTAACGTATCTGCGAACGACCGACTGCTCACGCATAGCGATGGGCTTATTGAGTTCAATTCATTCTTCAACGATGCAGCACTAGCGGAACACGCTGCGCTATCAAGCCTACCGACTAGCAACCGTATCGCTACATACCTAACAGGCTCATCGCTTGGCGATTCAGCATGTGCGTTGGTCGGTAAGCAAATCAATTATGACGGTAGCAGGACAGCTGACGGTGGTTTGAACTTCTCGGTATCAATGCAGGGCAACGGTACACCGCTGGAATGGGGTAACAGTTACACCGCTGGCAAGGTAACCCACGCCAGCGCAACCAACGTGGCTTCTATTGACTTAGGCGCAACGTCAACAACAGCGGGAGCGGTGGCGTACTTGCAAGTGTTTAGCCTTGACTCTGGCACAGCGGTCGTCAAGGTTCAAGACTCAGCAAACGACTCAACATGGGCTGACCAAATTACATTCACAGGCGCAACGGGAATTACAACCGAACGCATAGCTGATACTGGCACTTATCGTCGGTATATAAGGGTGGCATCAACTGGCACATTCTCGAACCTCGTATTCAACGTCATTCTCAGGCGTGGCACAGCAGAGGACATATAGAGCATCTGCGCCAACTGCGACGCACTTTCGGGAAGCAACTTGTAAAGAAGTTGACTGCTCGCATTACATCGCGGGTTGGACGACCGTTCTTCCGTTAGGGCATGAGCATGTCGAATGGATACGCTATGAATCACGGTTACACTTTACTGAATCACAGGACGCTGAACTAATTACCTTCACATTCGCTCCGGGGCAACCTTGCTTCCGTCGCAACACACACCGCATTAGCCTAGACAGACCTCAGATATTTACCGTGAATAACGGGGGCGGGTTCTCACGGCGGGAACCTGACCAATGGGTCGATGATATGGGCGAACAACTTTATAAGTTGAAAGGCTAGAAATGGCAAAAGAATCTGGACTAGGAATGGCACTAGCCATTGACGATTCTGCTGGCTCTCCAAGGACAATATCGAACGACATTACGAACTTCGATTTTGCAATCCCACGGGCTGTGCAGGACGTAACTGGAATCGACAAATCAGCAAACGAGCGGCTTTTGTTGCTCGCCGATTTCTCGATAGGTGTTACAGGCGTATTCAACGACGCTAGTAACCAATCTCACGACGTATTCAAAACCGTAAGCAGCACATCAGTAGCAAGGACTGTGACAATCACCGTAAGTGGGCAATCGCTCCCGAACGAGTGTTTCTTCACGGACTATGCTTTGAGCCGTGGTGCTGGTGGAGAACTAACGTTTTCCGCTCCCGGTGTACTAACTGGCGGCACTGTCCCAACTTGGGCATAGCATAGGACGAGGGGAACTCATGCCTAAAAAATTCAAGATTGGCAAAGCAAAACGAGTCGCAAACATTTCGTTTGAAGGAACCGACTACGATGGTTTAGAAGTCCGTTGCAATCTGGACTTACCGCTAAAAACGGTATTAGAAATTCAGAAGTTAACTGCTGCTGATAAATCTGCTGAGTCAATAAAAGCGAACACGATTTGGTGCGATAAGATTCTGGAATCGTGGAACCTAACAGATGATGAAGGAAATGACATACCAGCTACAAGCGAAAGCGCGCTGGCAGTCGCACCTGCAAGGCTTTTAGCTGCTTTGATTTCAAAGTGGTCAGAACTTGTTACGGAACTGCCAGCAAATTTATCGAAGCCGCAGAACGATACGCCCATCTTGGAGACACTGGCGAACAGCAGCCAGTAGAACTGACTCAGGCGTTGATGATTGACGCACTTTGTCAGCGATACAGTTGCTTGCCGTCACAGTTGTTGGAAGAAGATGCCTCGATTCTGCGGGTCGTTAGATTGGTACAGGTAGCAGAGCAAAAAAATGGCTAACGAATACAACATCACAATGACCGCCAAAGACCTTGCATCTGGGAAGATAAAGGGTCTTGGCGACGAAGCTAAAACTTCAATGGATAAGCTGCGCGATATGCGTAAACAGTTCCTTGCTGTTGGTGCAGCAGGAGCCGCCGTTGTGGGTACGCTGGCGATGTTTACTAAGTCGGCACTCGACCAGCAGATTGGTGTGAACCTGCTCGACAATGCCTTAAGGAATATCGGCAAAAGTTACGGTGATGAAAAGGACGCAATCGAAGCAGTCATTAGTTCAATCCAAGCCAAGACCAACTTTGGTGACGAAGAACAGCGAACCAGTCTGACACAACTGATTGCGCTAACTGGTGATTATGAGACTTCGCTAGATGCGCTTAGTGTGGCAACTGATTTAGCTGCTGGACTCGGCTTAGATTTCAATTCAGCTTCGCAGCTTCTTGCAAAAGTATTGGCTGGTAATACCAGCATGTTAAGTCGTTACGGAATCACCATTGATTCCAGCGCAAGCAAAACCGAGATTCTTCAAACAATAACGGAGAAATTCGGAGGCTCTGCCGAGGCTGCTAAAGACCCGATGACGCAGTTGAATAACAGCCTCGGTGATTTGGCGCAAGTGGTGGGCAATGTACTGTTGCCAATACTAGAGGCAATTCTGCCACCAATGAAAACAATTACAGAAGCCATTAGTTCTTTTGCAGAGAAAAACCCTCTCCTTACTCAGACGCTAGTAATCATGGCTGCCACTTTGGGAAGCCTTGCAGTTGTTCTCGGTACTGTTGGGGTAGCACTTCCAATCGCAGCAACAATGATGGCAGGGCTGGGAACTGCGACTGCGGGAACCGCTCTAGCGTTCGTAGGCTTTAACGTAGCAACGGGGGGAATCCTAATTGCTATTGGATTAGTAATCGCTGGAATAGTGGCACTAATTCAGAACTGGGACGCTGTGGTTCGCGCTGTGAAGATAGGTGCGAACGCTCTAGCCACAGCATTTGAGTTCTTCTTTAAAGAGGTTCTGCTGTTCTATGTAAACAATGCAATCCGAGCGTTCAATCTATTAGCGGGCGTGTTCGGCGAGAAAATTGACCTAATAGAAATTGACATTAAGAGATTCGACACCAGCGTTGAAAAATCCGCAGAAGTTGTTGACGAGTCAAGCAAGCAAATAGGTCAGTCGCTAGGTGTTATGCAAGATGACTTCACGCAAACTGCTGATGTTGCTGAAGATGCTTATGAGCGAATGGGTGACGCATCAATCAAGGCTGCCGAAGATATTATTAGTGCAAAGAGCGAGGAAGTGGCGCGGTTTATTGAGTTCTCAAAATTGGCAACAGACGAAACGAATCGCCGGGCAGCGTTAGAGGAATTAGAAGCCCAAGAATCTATGGCGCGAGCAATGGAAGAAGCTGAGACGATTGTTGCTGCTTCCAATGACCGTTACGCCAAGCTAAAGGAACAGCGTTGGCAGAACGTAGAAGATGAGGCAGCGGCAAACGCTGAAATTCTTAGTGAAGAAGAAGAATTTAACAAAAAGCGATTAGCTGGTATTGAATCCTTTTGGACGCTAAAAGCTGCAAAATCTAAAGAAGAATTTGACCGTCTTGCTGACCAGATGATGGCGTTGCCATCGGTTATACCAGCGGGCGGTATGGCGGGCGGAAGCAGACCCGATATTGCGTTTGCTATGCGGGCTTTCAAGGATTCGCAGAACGATGTCTCAGATGCTTTGGCAGAAGCGCAGGCACGCGTAGCATCAGGGGATTTTGCAGAATTCGGTGTGTTATCTGAGAAGAACACCCTAGAGGAAATCGCTCGACTTACTGCGCTGATGGGCACAGACCAATTCAAGGGTGGCGCTCTTGGTGCGTTAGTAGGTGAAGCAAGAGGCGGGTTCGGGGGCGCACCGCCAATGCTGCCGGGAATGAAAGCACCGGAACGGTTCGTGCGTGGTGAGCAAGGTATGCAAAAAGAACGTCTTGGACAAGGCGGTTGGACGGTAGTTATTGAAGGCGACGTATACGGGGTGGACGAATTGGTAGCAAAGGTTTCTGACGCGAACACCCAAGCCGCACAGTTGGGAATGAACTAATGGCAGGAAACACAAATTACCCCGGTGCGTTAGACACCACCACGAACCTACCAATCGCATCGGCTTTGGTATCGACAGAACTTGACGGCGACGGAGACGCAAACAAGATTCACTCGAACCTTCACGGTGTGCTGTCCGAGGCTGCTGTCGCCATTGAAGCCAAAATAGGCACAGGCGCAAGCACTCCGGTAGCCAATAGAGTCCTCAGAGGCAGCGGCACAGGCACTTCGGCATGGTCGCAGGTCGCTCTAGCCACTGACGTATCTGGAACGCTCTCTCTGGCGAACGGCGGGACTAACTCAACCTCTGCGGGTGACGCTCGGACTGCGCTTGGTCTTGGAACTGCTGCGGTTGCTGCGACTGGTATCTCCAGCACGAATGTTCCAGTATTTACGACTGGCGTTGCAGATGATGATTTTTTGCGGGTAGCTGGTACGTCAATTGAAGGCAGAAGCGCAGCGGAAGTTCTTAGCGATATTGGTGCTAGTGCTGCTGCGGGAAGTGCAAGCATTGTAACGGTCGGAACAGTTACGTCAGGCACATGGCAAGGCAGCGCAATCGCTTCTACCTACATTGCTGATGCCTTTATCAAAAACGATGCTGATGATGCCTCAACAGGAACCATTACTGCTGCTGGCTTTACGGTTAGCGAAGATGGCAAGGTTGATTTTTCTAACACTGCGCCGGGGACAAGTGGTGATGCCACAGGAATCATCTTCTCCTTTACTGCTGGAGCGACGTTGGCTGTCGGCGACGTGGTTTACTTGGGAACGGGTGGCAAAGTGCTGCTCGCAGACGCAGACGCAGACACTACCATGCCAGCGTTAGGAATCTGCACCAGCGCAAGCACAGATACCAACCCGGTCGATGTGATGATTCAAGGGATTATGA